CCTGTGTATTCGGTTACTTTTTCCTGCAAATTTTGATCTCTGAACCACTCGTTCCAAATCAAGTTGTAAGCGCGCAAGTGAAATGCAGCAAAGTTAACTGTACCGGCAGCATAGATTGGGATGCCCATGTAATCATAAATTGAGCCGGACGTGCCTTGTCCGGCTTGTTGTGCGATCTTTGGTACTTCGTAATCCACAGTAGTGTTTGGAACTTCCAGTTCACCCATGAATGCCTGGAAGTTATCCCAGAGCAGTCTGAGTGGTACGGCAAAGAAGAATGTTTCCAGATACATATTGTCCATGACCGGTTTAATCGGCGTGGCTAGCCGAGCAAATGCCGTCATGTTGAGATTGAACGTATCTCCTGGAAGTGCTTCGTCCACAAAGATTGGCACCAGATAACCGGCATCGAAAGTTGTTTTGTGACCGTGCGACCGATCAAACGATGATCTTTGGATTTGTGCCTGTGGCACCTTTGAGAACTGATGTTGCATTACGGACCGCATTTGGTTTACTCCTTGTTGAGTGATTCGAATTCTGTTTTCTGTGGTGTTGTTAATTCTACACCGTTTCCGAGCGACCTTGGCGTACATGGTATTAATTCGCCTTTCGCATCGGAATATTCACCGATGTGGAAAAGTGTGTAATCGTAGGGATGTTGACCGAATGGTGTTTCTGGATTGTTTACCGCGTCTGCGAATCCGCGGACTGCCTGACCTTCGGTTGTCATAAAGAATGGCATCATGTATGCCTCTGCTTTTGTGTCGTGTACTGCGTAGACTTTATATTTCATTTTAATGGCCTCTGATAAAGTGATTGTTTAGATTTTGTGATCGATTCTCGCGTTTTGAGACGATCGTACGTGTTATTTTCTGCGTTTTTTTGGGCTTTTATTATCCTCCTCTTTTTGATGATTTCGTATTCACCTGGGTTCGTTGCTTCAAGCTGTTTATCGTAGTACCTGGGCGTCTGAATTTTTTTGCCTTTGTGTGTTACACAATCCTCCGGGTATACATCGGAGCTGTACCGGTTGAACCAGTGATATGCAATACCAGGTTTTAACGACATTGAATTATATTCCGGCTGTACATCGAATGATTCGCCGGTTTCTGGGTCTGTTTTTCTGTAGTGTTTTGTTGCGTTCTTACCGTTGATTTTTTTCATTACGTAACGAGCTACATAGGCAGCGGACTCGAAAGTTACGTCTGATATTGAGGAATAGCCGAAAGGCCATAGTGACTCAAGGACCTGAGAACGGTAGAAGCGTTTTTCTTTTCTCTCCTGCCAGAATTTTTTATCTGGGAAGTCGAATCCGAAAAGTAATAGATGATAGTGAGGGCGTCCAAATTGTTCGCCGTATTCTCCGCACATATAGTACCTGATTGTCTTACCTGGGAATCGTTTTCTGAGACGTTTTAGAAACTTCTGGACGTCTGATTTCCTAAGGCCATGATCGTGCGGTATGTGTTTATCATCATAGGTGAGTGTTACGAAGCAGTTCTGATTGTGACAGCTCGCTTCGTGTATGCAACGAATTGCCCATTCTTTTGAACGGCGTATTCTGCAGCCTATACATTGACCACAGGGCAGCTTGAGAGACTGCCCATTTGATTCATTACGTTTGAACGTAATTCCGGCTTTACCGTTTTTAGTCAATGTTCTAGACCGCCACGCCTCAAGAGGGCGATAGCAAGGCATTTTCTATAACCGATATCCGCCGCGCATCGGAGCGGGCTTAAGGTTTTTTCGGTTGGTCTTGCTTGCGGTTTTTGAAAAGTACTTTTTCGAGGAACGCCTTTTCATCTTTCTTCGTTTCATTGATGTGAACTCCTTTACAGTCGTAGTTGATTGGGGTGTAAAGTGTACACCCCGTGAGTGCTAGGGTGTCACCTAGCACAGTTACCGTCAAGTAAATGTAACTGAACGCGCGCGCGCGTAGTGCTTTTTTGTGCATGAGTCAAGCATTGACGGTTGCGTCCTGATCTACCGACACTTCGGCTTGCGCCTCATTGTCAGCAGCTCCAGGCGCTGATTCTGGAGCATTCTCCAGTTGGGGTGGCGTCTTTATATCAAATTGGTCTAAAAGTCCGTCCTGGACGAGTTGAGACCGTCCTTCGTCCGTTTCTATGGCATTTATCATGCCTGAATAGTCGCCGTAGATGTCCTGGCTCTCTTGTGGCAAATTTTCGAATAGTGTTTTTGCCTGGGCGATTCCGAGCTGAAGCGCGTGGAAATCGCCTTGTGATTCACCATAGTGAATCGGCCTACTTGACATTTGCGGAGCTTGGCCTGTTTCGGTGTAACGGCGCATTATCATGCCGATGTCGCACCCTGGACCGTCAGCCTGTTTTGTAAGTGATGGTTCTTTGAACGTTGTTACTATTTTTTTTCGTTTCTTTTTGGGTAGTGTGATTTGTATTTGTTCCATTATTTGTTACCTTTTTTTGATAGTTTTACCGAGTAGGCTGAAGTCCTTGAGTAGCTGACCGGCTGAACCGCCGACACCGGAGAGAACTCTCTCAGCAGCTCGCAGTTGTAGTCCGTATTTTGATTGATTGATTATCGCGTCAAGCGCGGTTGAAGTTTGATTGTCCTTCGCAATTTTTGACAGCTCATGATTTAGAGTTGCCTGGAATGCTTCCTTCCTGGTTTGAGCTTTGTAGAGCTGTCCTTGTTCGTAGGTAGTTTGCTCAGTTGTTTGAAGGTTTTTTATTTGCTGATCTATTTGTTTTAGCTGTGCCCTTTGTGTCATTGCAGCAACGGCCGAATTTACGGCCGGAGTTGCTACGTCCTGGATTGTTGCCTGGGCCCCGCCCGGGCTAGAGGCATCATATTGACCGGCTAATATCGGATTTATGCCGGCAGCTTTTAGGTCTGCCATGCGCCTTTGCACGGCAGTATTTGACATCCGCTCTTGAAAATCGCGGTTTTTCTGGGCTTGCTTTTTGTTCGCCTTGTTAGAGATAGCGCCCCCCAGTAGGGAGGCGCCTGCAGTAATCAGTCCTGCAGCGACTACGGGAGCAACCATGTCAGAACCTATCTATGTTGCCAGGAACTCCATACAGAGGCATCGGCCTGGCACATTTGAACGAGAAGTATGAGTCAAAGAGGAAGTGTGGCTCGCCCTGTGTAGCAATTACGCGGTCCACTGGTGGATTGTCCTCTATGAACTCTGCGTTCAGTACTGGTTCATTGGCGAACTCCTGTGAAAGATGCCAGACATCCAATGAGTCTGGGTCCTGGCTTCGGAATTTTCCTGTTATCTGTGAGGGCTTGTAGCGGTATTCCGCGTACCGCTCCTGGTAACCGAAGTAGGGAGGTTGAGCGACTGGTATTTCACCGGCTGCTTTTGGTTCGGCTAATACGCCTGGGTTTGCCGGTACCGTGTCCGTAAATATTTCTGCAGCATATACTTGCTGCTCGCCCAGATGGGCGAAGGCGGGCCAATAGTAATCGTATCTGATATTTCTGAACCACATACGATGTAGGCCTTGCTGATACGTTAAATCGGCCCGGGCATTTATCATGCCGATTACAACGCAATGTTCGGTGAATGACTTAGTGAAGCCGTGCCCATTTAGCTGTGCTGTTCCCATCGCAGCGAGATTTCCCTGGGGAGTGCTTCCCACAGTTGTTTCGGGAGTCGTCTGCTCTACCGGCTTGACTATGACGCGGGAAGATCCCCCGCCCAGGAACTCTGGGCGCTGTAATCGCGCGTCTGGTGATGTGACTCCGAAGTGTGCCTGGATGACTTCGGTGTATCGTGTTCCGCCCCTGGCGTCACGTTCGAGCATTTTCTGAAGTTGAAATGCTATGCGTAAATCGTTAATGGATGTCACTGACGCTTCGCTTAGGTTTGCGACCAAATTGGGATTATCCCATTGTGCGTTATAGATACCGGCTACTGGTGTGTTCTCCCACTGTACTGAGCTAGTTCCGGAAGACATCCGAAGTGAGTTGTCCGACTGTACGCTGCTCTTGAAACTTGGTTCAGACCCTGGAAATGTGGGTTCTACTGGAGCTGTCCCGAGAGTTGGTATTGTTACGTCCTGGCCTTTCTGGGGCCAGGGCAAGCAGCTCGTGAAGTAATCATGTCTTTTACCCCTTCGGAGTAATTCAAATCCATTGTAAGGGTCCGGACCATCGCCGGTGTATTCGGTTACTTTTTCCTGCAAATTTTGATCTCTGAACCACTCGTTCCAAATCAAGTTGTAAGCGCGCAAGTGAAATGCAGCAAAGTTAACTGT